CCCCGAAGGGTCTGGTTGCTGCAACCATGCAGCGAGTACGGAGTTTACCCGTTCTCTTTCGCGCAAGCGCTGGAGGGCGAGCCACTGCTGGGTCCGCCCAGTCTGGTCTGTACTCCCAATGAAAGTGGAGCACCTTCTTTGCAAATCCAAGTAAACGCCCCTTGGGGCACGAACGCGGGTATCGATGTTCAAACCCTACCGTCAAGGATACGACGGAGTACGGGAGCGATCATCGGTACGACTAGTGTGTCTGGACGGAACGTCCAGCGCACGCGATCATTACTTGGAAGTGGCTCATTTGTAGGTGGGTGGCGATACGCCACTTCATACAAATGTACCATCTTCCTTGGTCTTCGAGAACCTGGCCAATATGGCGACGCTCTTGATAACTGGAAGATGTGGCCTGCGACAGGATCTTTCCAGAGCAGTTATACACTGGCTTCGGCCAATGCTATTGCTGCTTTGCCAAACCTGCGCAACGCCTCTGCCACTGGAGCCTTAAACAAGCTCAATGCAGAGAAGATGCAGATGGGAGTTAACTTGCTTGAGACCCGGAAAACCATCCGGGGCGTGGCAGATCTTGCAATAAAGATATTCAAGATCTATCACGATCTCAGGCGAGGGAACTTTAGTGCAGTTGCTGAAGCTCTGGGTCTATCATTGACTCGGAGAGCTACGCGGAATCTTGCCAAAGAATGGCTAGAATACCGTTATGCGTGGCTTCCTTTATACCAGGATCTTCATGCAGCATATGACATCGCGCAGCAAGGTCTCAACCGAGACCTGGAGATGAGAGTCTCCCGCGAAGTCAAGGGCCAGGTTAACGGACTCTTAGGAGTCTGGGAACCTGAAGACTTCAATGCTACAACCAGACGTACCGTCTTCTATAGTCGAGACGTTCCGGTTGAACTTAGCGTGAAAACGATTATTCACGCTACAGTGAATGGACCCGAACTTGCTTCTTTGAAGCAGTTTGGTTTAGCTAACCCGCTTTCTATAGCGTGGGAGCTAGTTCCATGGAGCTTTGTTGTGGACTGGGTTCTCCCCGTCGGGGAGTTCCTAGATGCCTGCACTGCCACTTTCGGTTTAACCTTCAAGGACGGTTGCAGGGTAGAGACTGCTAAGTGTACGGCATCTTTACCTTCTGTAGGCGGATCAGCGAATTGGCTCAAAATTTACGAACCATATCTTGTGGTTGGTAAAGTTTCGATCGATTCGTTTGATCTGTCCAGGGTCAAGCTTACTGCTTTTCCCTCGGCGACAATCTATGGAAAGTCGTCGTTATCGGACACGAAGGTTGTCACAGCGGCTGCGCTGTGGCGTGCTACTCGTAGGAGATGAGCTTCTATGAGAAACCCAAATCTTCCCGCTAGGGAAATCCCCGTATGGGGACGGCTAGCATAGCTACGCCGCAGACAGCATACGTGAGAAACGATGCCTGCTATTGCAAACCTGGTCCTGACGGACCGGGCCGGTACTCCTGTCAACCACACCTTCGTCCCGATGGGGATCCCGAACGGGATTGCCACTTGGAAGGAGAGTAATGGTGTCAAGGTCGGAGACAAGACCGTGACTCTCTCTCGGCGTACGTCCGCACAGCGCGAACGTGCCTCGCTGAGGATCGCGATTCCTGTCGTTTCGACTCAGACCATCAACGGCATTTCTTCGCCGCTGGTGGAACGCGTAGCGTACGCTAACGTGGATCTTAACTTCGACGTCAAGTCCACCTCGCAAGAGCGTGACGACATTGTCGGCATGCTCTATACCGCTCTTGGAGCGGCGAATACGCAGGTGGATAAGGTCATCACCGACCTGGAGACCATTTACTGAATGGTTCTTCAGTTCTTGCTCTTTCTTCTTAAAGTACTTAAGAAGGGAGCCGATGCATACTGCATCGTCAAGTCGGATGGTAAAGATCTACTGAAGTAGACTTTACCGTTTGTATCATCACGCAGAGGATAACCCTGATGACGATCGATGGCCTTAATGACGATACTTTCCGTGGTGTTGCCTACACCATGATCGAGGACCTATGCAGTGCCCATAAACGTGGGCTAGTTGCAGAGGGAACTCGTGTCATGCTTGACCTGATTCTTCTGGTCAATACGGCGGTGCTTGAGGATATCCGAAAGGATCAGAATCCTGCGCTTACCGAGTGGAGGCTGGGTTGCTTCAACGATGCAATCCAGGCGGAAGCCAACTTTCATGCGGGCCCCTTCGGGGCCCGTATGGGAAAGTTCGTCATCGATCGCAACTGTCCTGAGGCGCCCGTTGGGTACCAGAGGCAGAAGCGTGCCGTGTTGCGTGCTCAAGATGCCGACCGGTTTATCCGGTTGGAAGAGTGCGCTTCGCAGCAGACGTCTTAAGATCTATAGGCATAGCATAGCATGTCTGTAGTTAGGATCGGGGCCCGTAGGCCCCGCCGTACCAACGCACTGGGTAGAGACTATCCCGTCGCGTTGAACCTAGCGCTTGAAACCTCCATCCGTCAAGACCTTAGCAGCCTCCTTTCTGAGCTGCGGGCTGACTCTCTTTTGTCAGAACCTGAACGGTTTAAAGTGGAGTACCTAGAGAGAGAGATCTTCTCTAAGTATCTTCCCACCTGCAAAACAGGTGCGAAGGAGCGCGAAGACGCAGCCATTAAGAAATGGCTACGTATGGAACAGCGTAACGAAAAGACCAACTCCAGACTTTTAGTACTCGAGGCCTACTTTAAGGTCAAGAGGAAAGGGGTCTGGGGTCTCGTATCGTCGAATGCCATACTGGCAACGGCGGCGAGTTACATCAGAAATCTCCTTGGAGATTCACCTTTTGTCGGGCCGTCAGGCCCTTCGGTGGAGATCTTGCATGGCACCTTTACTTCTGGTGCTAGCACGAAGTTCTCTCGTGGTGTAGGAGTCATCGCTACAAAGTTCATGGAAGAAGCGCACGTTACTCGTGACGCGTTGAAGTGGGTTTCCCTCGTAAGGAAAACTTCGGAGACGTGGCGCGTGATCTCGGACGATGCCAGGGGAGCTCCCCTGGATTACCACATCGTTTCGGGCAACGTGATGTTCACTGTGCCTAAAACCTCTGAGATTGATCGGTGCGCCTGTAAGGAGCCCGGTCTTAACATGTATCTCCAAAAGGGAATCGGCGACCATCTTAGGCGCCGACTAAGGTCTGTTGGTATTGACCTTTCGGACCAGACGCTTAACCAGCGTATGGCCAAAGCCGGTTCTGAGGGAAAGGGTCTCGCGACCCTCGATCTCAGTTCAGCATCCGACACGTTAAGTAACGCGTTGGTGTACCGACTTCTCCCCTTGGACTGGTTCATGCTCCTTGACGATTGTCGCTCGAAAGTGACACTAGTCAATGGTGAGGAGCATGAGCTTAGCATGTTCTCGAGTATGGGTAACGCTTTTACGTTCGAGTTGGAGACCCTAATCTTTTGGGCTCTGGCTTGCGCGTGTAAGTGCCATCTCGGGGTAAGAGGTCCCGTGACGGTGTACGGGGACGATATAATCGTTCCCAATAGTGCTGCGGGCTTCATCGCCCGTGTCTTTGACTATGTAGGCTTCAAGGTTAATCCCAAGAAGTCCTACTGGTCTGGGTCTTTCCGCGAAAGTTGCGGAAAACACTGGTACGCCGCAACGGACGTAACCCCAGTCTATGTGCGTGAGCCGATAGCATTCTTGCCTAGGCTCATACACCTTCTAAACAGACTCAAACTTTGGGCCTGTGAGGAAGGAAGGATTGCGGAACTTATTATTCCCTTCTGGGATAAATATAGTTCCTATGTCCCTCGCAGACTTCGGGGAGGACGCGACTTGGAGTCTATCCTCCAGTTGGTCTCTGATGAGACACCTATGCAGAAGTTGTCCCCAATACCTAAGAAGGTAGACGGGATCTCAGAAGCTGGGTTGTACCTCCAATGGTTACGTGCTGCAGGAAGTAGAGTAACGGGAACCGGTATCTGCGTCTCTCGCTATACATCAAGGGATGGTGTCGTCATGGCACACATCACCTTTAGCGAAGCGATCGTTACTTCACGATTGCGAGATCAGCAGAACCGCTACCGTCTCGTGCCGGCCATTCCTAAGAAGTATCGAAGGAATGGTTGGTGCACGCTCCTTGTAGCGAACGGCACACACGGACAACGGCTACTCTAGCCGTACTGCCTTTTGGCAGATTTCCGTGAGTACCTTCCGAC